GTGATTTAACAGGGACCAAGACATCTTCTTTCTCTACAGCAGCAGGATTAAATGGAAGAACACCAAATCTATTCAAGAAATCAGAGTCCTTGCCAGGGTTTGGATTAATTTTAAAAAGTTTTCTATCTGCCTTGTTAATATAATCCAGAGTGTTGAATACAACTTCAGGTTTATCGGTCGTAGAAACATTGGATTTACCAGAAGTAACAACTTTGACTGGTGCATCAAAAATTAATTTACATCTATTACCATTTATTTTAATGAATCTACCACCACTTGCACTGCATACTAGATCTTGCCAATCATTATCAGTAGACTCCTCCATTTGAAGAACATTTTTTCCAGCAGTTCTAAGTTTGATTCTTCCCCTTCCGCCACTTGAAGTGATTACATCATACTCTGTGCCATACTCAATATTACGGTTAAAAGTTTCCTTTAATTGTTTGCCTTTATATTTTTTACTTACGTCAATGTTTAACCCAGGAATTTTAATTCCATTTGCAAAAGCAGCAGATGTTGTAATCTTAAAAGTAATATTAGACGGGTCTCCTTTTTTAATTACTTTTTCAAACTGTGGTATGTTATATAAGTCACATCTTATTTTATGAACTCCTGCTTTAATATTTTTCTTGGCAACGTCAGGTCCACCCTTGAATTTTCTAAATTGAAATATTGATTCATTGTCAACATATACTTCTCCGACATTATCTGCCATTGCCTTGAAGATATACTCACCATCATATGGAAAGTCCTCTTCATAAACAACTGAATATTGAATTCCTGCAAAATCACTTCCGGGAACATTTGAAGGTGGAACTGGAGAGATAGCATATGAATTCATAAAACTATCATCTATTTTTTTGACAACTTCTTTTTCAACTCTGAACTGACCAGAGTCTTCTAACTGATATGTCAAATCGTAGGTGCTATGACCATTAAGTTGTCTTCTATTGTCTGTTTTAAACTTACCTTGAGTTGCTTCAATCTGTAGATCATCATTATCATTAGATGATGCCGTAAAGTCTGCAAAGATTTTAGTTCCGTCTGTGAATCTTTTATCTAATTCCTTTGCCTTTCTACCAAAATTTTTAAGAAGTCCTTGTTCTACGCCTTTACCTCTAAACTGACCTGAGGCAGTAACAGTGTAGATTGAATTTCGTTTTACTTTAATACTTACTTTTTGACCTTTAGCACCATCGGGGTAACTATCTGCTTTGATTTTAAATCTATGGTCACCATTTTTTTCAACAAAGGTAAACATTAAACCTCTGTCCTGACCACCTTGGGTATATACTTTAAACTCTACCTCTTTGAAATTTTCTTTCTTGTTAGGAATTTTTTTAACTTCTCTTGATCCACCCCATGCCCAGTGCTGAACATCAAATTTAGTTAAACCTTTCTTGTCACCTCCAATAATTTCAATTGGTTTTGCCTTTCTTGTATTCCACCAACCATTTCTCAGTGAACCCAAGAATTGTTGATAAGCAATTATCTCTCTTCTAATTGGATCAACTTTTAATGATGCATATAATGATGGATCCCACTCACCTAAATCCTCACCATCTGCACCAACTCTTCTACCAAAATCCGTTACTTCAGGAGCACATTTTTTAAGATCATACTCTTCAAAATCCTCTTCATTCTCAAATGTTTGTAAAGTTCCTACTTTACTTGGAGGACAAAGACTTGCGATGGCAACAGCACCTGCACCCACACCATCAAGGTCAACAATGTCTACTTGGGGTGGAAATCTATATCCGTATCCACCATCAACCAAATCCACTGCAAGAAGTGATCCATCATTACCTATAACTGGATTAGCTACTGCACCAACTCCACCACCACCATTAATGTAAATTCTAGGTGTCCCTGGAATTCCAGTGGCATCTGCTTTGAGAGATCCATCTGGATTGTAAATATCTAATCCAAAAGTATTCTTACCACTCTCATCACAACCACGATTAGGGATGGTTTTAGGAAGAAGATCATCCGGGGTAAGTTTGTTTACTTCATTTATATTAAGATATCTAATTACGTCCCTGTTTTTGACAATAAACTGTGTTCCGGGATTTAATTGAGCATATTTATTTGCATCATATCTGCTTACATCATCAACGTACCCTCTATCAGTCGAAATATATCCGACTCTAATATCACAGATAGTAGCGGGACCGAAGAGGTTGAATGACATTATTGATTATACTTTGTCTTCATACTAAGTATTTATTATGAAATATCCAGGGCATCATCAAGACCAGACCTGTCGCCAGCTCGGGATCTTTCAAGTTCAGCATCAATACCTCTATCCACTGAATTACTTCTTGGGTCTGTATTTTGATTTGGCGGAATATTAGATAAAGATCTTTCCTCTGCAACTATGGAAGAAACATCAAGAGATCTATTAGATCCACTTGGTGCAACATTTTGCTGACCACTGGTTGGTTGAATGAAAGGTACGTCCTCTGCAGGTGCAGGAACTTCAGTAGCTGCATCTGCAGTCGCTTTCTCAACTGCTGCAGGACTTGGTAACTTAGCATCAGGTTGACCTGCGCCTCCACCCTGTAGTGTATAATAATCATCCACAGGACAATTTGGTTTCAATTCACAACCAAAAATATTTAACTTTATATTTTCAAATGCAAATGCAGCACTCAAACTTCCAGAAATGTCTGGAATTTTATTCATTATACCATCTAGAGCACCACTAACACCAGCAAGTTGTTTTTGTATGTCATCAAGAAAACTATCCACGTTTTGAATAATAGAATTATTTGCTTCTTCTATTTCTGGTTGAGCTGATTTAAAGACCTGTGCAGTGATATTCTCTGCGTAACAAGCAGGAACTTTAGGTGCTAATCTTCTATACAATGCATCATCTCCATTAGCACTCTCTGCTGCACGTTTTGCTTTGTTTTCTAAATCACCTAATCCTAATGCTTTATCAAGAACACCTTTCAACAAATCACAAAGTTTGCCAGTGAGTTTATTATAAAGGCAAAGAAGCAACTCTGTCAAGATTTTTTTCATATCAGCAAACTGATATCTTAAACTAGAAGGCATTGCCGCAACGACTTTAGTCAGTGCTTGATTTAATTTTTTGAGGACAAACTCCATTACTTTATCTAGTAATGGTTTCATGTATCTTGCAATTTCACATGCCACATCATTCAAAACCTTACGTATATCATCAATTACGTTTGATACTTTATCAATATAACTTTGAAATGTGCTAATATATCCTTCGACTTTTTTTACAAGATTATCAAGGGCAGTTTGAATTGCTTTTGAATTTGAAGCAGTAAAACTACAGTTACTTAATATAACACCTTTCTCTTGATACATGGTGTTTCTTTTTGTATCTCCTGCAGAAATAACGGTTGTATCATCGACACCCTCTGTTGTTGGACCAGGTTGAACTGGTGCTGCAGGAGAATTGTTTTGTTTACTACGATTGCGGATGCCCTCAGCAACCCTCTTCATCTTCAGATCTTCATATTCAGGGCTACCTCTCTCATACCCTAGTGCCTCTGCCTCAGCAATGGCACTTCGCATGTCAGCAAACTGCTCTTTAGTAAGAGGTTTGCTTGGATCTAATCCATAATTATTTTCAGCAGATAACCCTCCATCTTTTTGTGCTGTTTCTTTAATTTTATCAGCAGCAACATCTTCTTTCTGTTGCTCTACTGGTTTTGGTTTTGTGACTCTTAAATCATCATCAGGAATAACTGGATTTGGTCCACCATCAGCAGGAACATTAGGAGGTGGGTTTCTGCCCTCAGCAACTCCACTAGTCGCTAAAGGACCAGGATTATTGTTAGTAACTCTATTATCACCAATCTTAGAGGCAAGAGGAACCTGAACATTATGTCCAAGAACTCCCATGATAACTGGTATCTGTTGATCCTGTCCGTCTAGGAAGAATCCAAACACCATCATACCTTGTCTAAGGTTTGAGGTGTGAGTAGCAGAGGTCTGTCCTCCACCGCCTGTAACAGGATACATTATCTGTGCCCACGGCAATTGATCAGAGTCAACTGCCTCTTCACCTTGATCATGAAGACCAATTATTCTTACTTTATATCTTCTACCCCAACCATCAGGTTTTTGTGTATCCTTATGTTTTCCAGGCAGGATATTATCTCTCCAGGTGGCATCGTCAGCAATCTGACCGACCCACCAGAGAAAACTTCCACCTAAAAATCCTGGGTTAAATAAAGATCCGCCTTCCATCAGT